ACCTGGCGCTGTTGGACACGCAGGAGTTCAACGCGAAAGCGATAGCGACCGCGTTCGGTGTCCCAGCCACCCTGCTGAACATGGCGTTGCAGGGCGGCCTCACCTATCAGAACCCGGCTGCGCTGGGTGAGATGTGGTGGCGGTTCGAGCTCCGGCCGACAGCGAAACGGGTGGCGGACGCGTTGACGGCGCAGATGCTGCCCAGGGGGCAGTGGGTGTGGTTCGACGCCGCCGACATGTTCGCGCCGCTGTCGGAGCAGGACACGGAGGATGATCCGCAGTTGTCGCAGGTCGCGAAAGCCTCGCCGGCGCAGCAGCCGCTGGCCCCAGTAGCGGTGATCGGAGGATGACCATGGGTGTGACCGTCAGTGACGGTGTCGAGCAGGCCGAACGGGCGGCGCAGCCGCTCATAAGGACGTTCGCGGCGGATGTGCAGGCCGGTGACGGCCGCACCGTCGACGTGACGATCGTCCCGTACAGCATCGCCGCCGACGTGAGCGACGACGGCATCCGGGTTTACCGCGAACAGTGGGACCCAGGCTGCTTCGACGACCAGCTCAGGGCGGCGAACCGTGTCGACGTGCTGATGAACTTCGAGCATGAACGCGGGATCGGCGGTTTGGTCGGCCGCGGCCTCGAGTTGCGGTCGAGCCCCGACGGTTTGCACGGCACATTCAGGATCTTCGCGGGGCAGGACGGCGACAAGGCGTTGGAGCTCGTCAACGAGGGTGTCCTTCGTGGCGTCTCGTTGGAGGCGTACCCGAAGAAGTCGGTGCGGTCGGCGGACGGGGTGGTGCGGCGTGTCCGGGCTCACCTCGACAAGGTCGCGTTGTGCCGCCGGCCCACATGGAAAGAGGCCCGTGTCGTCGCTGTCCGTGAAGAAGTGATCATCGACGAAGAACTGCTGCTCGACCAGATCGACCCGGTGCTGCTCGAGAAGATCGAGCGGATCGGTATTGCTGTACCCGCAGGTTTGAAGGCGCACCCCGTGAACGGCACCCCCACAAACGATGTGGGCACCCCGACAGACGGCACCCGCCAGAACGGTGAACCCAAAACCGATTTGGAGGATGCCCATCATGGGAGGCGCCACACAGAGTGAGTTGCGGCTCGCCCGTCTGATCGACGAGCGCGAACTGATCCGCAGCAAGCATGAGTCGAAGCTCGCCGAGATCGAGGCGCGTGACGACAAGCAAGTGACCGGCACCGACGGCGAACAGCTCACGGTGTACCGGGAAAGGGCCGCCGAGATCGACGTCGAGGTCGGTGTTCTCGCCGGTGAGATCGACGCGTCGAACAAGGCGCTCGAGGAGTCCAGAAAGATCCGGCGTGCGATGGCCGGCACCAACGACGACATCGACACGGACGGCGACAACGTCGTCTACCGCACGATGGCCGCCTACGCGAGGGATGTGATCCTGACCGGCAACGGCCGGGAATGCTCGAAGATCGCGACGCAGGTCGGCGACCCCGCCGAGTTGGACGCGGCCCGCGGACGGCTCCAACTGGTGAAACGCACACCGGCGAACACGCTGACCAGCGACATCGCCGGGCTGAACCCGGCGCAGCACATCAACCAGATCTTCCAGATCATCGACAGCTCCCGGCCGCTGGTCGCAACCGCGGTGCGGGCGACGCTCGAGCGGGGCGTGCTGACGTACCCGCAGATCGACTCGTCCCCGATCGTCGCGGTACAAACAACCCAGAAAACCGAGGCCGGCAACGTAGGGCTCGACGTGTCAATGGTTACCGCCACCGCGTCGACCTACCTCGGAGGCGGCGACCTGTCGTGGCAGGCCATCAACTGGTCAAGCCCGAACGCGCTCGACCTGTGGTTCCAACTGGTCGCAGCCGACTACGCGCTAAAGACGGAACAGGACGCGGCACAAGCGTTGCAGCACTCCGGGTTCTCGAACAACATCTCGTCGACGATCAGCGGCACACCGACGTTCGCGCAGTTCATGACCGCTGTCGGCGCCGGCTACGCCGACGTGTTCGCGAACAGCGGCCGCATCGCCGACACCGTCTACATGTCACCGGACCGGTTCGGCTACCTGCTCGGTTTGACGTCGGACGCGTTCACGCAGTTCACGAACGTATCCGGGTCGAACATCGGGCCGCTCATGGTCGTCGTGTCGAGAGGCATGGACTCCGGTGTCGTCGTCGTCGGTGACCGCAACGGGCTGCTCGTCGCCGAAACGGCAGGCGCACCCGTCGAGCTCCGGGTGGTCGAGCCGGCGATCGGCGGTGTCGAAGTCGGACTGATCGGCGCGTTCGAAGCCGTGGTTGTCGACGACGGCGCTTTCGCGATGATCACCACCGCGAGCTAGGTGACGCGATGACTGTGGGTATCGCAGCGAGCGTCGCCAACTCGTGGCTCGACGGGTTGGGTAACGCAACGAACTGGACGGCACCAACAGCGTTCTGGGTGAAGCTCCACACCGGCGACCCGGGCTCTGCCGGTGCCACAGCGGCGGCCGGTGAAACCACCCGGAAACAGGCGTCGTTCGCGAACGCGACCGGCGGCACGATCACAACCGACGCGGACATCTCATGGACGAACGTGTCGACCTCCGAAACGTATTCGCATGTTTCGTACTGGACGGCGTCGACGGCCGGGACGTTCCTAGGCTCCGACGATCTGACCACCCCCCGCGCTGTTGTGGCGGGGGATAACTTCACGATCGCGACAGGCGACATCGACCTCGCCATAACCCCGGTTGCGGCGTGACCAGCAGATAGATGGCGCTTGTGGTCGACTCCGAGATGACATCGAACGCAGGGTTCGGTATCACCCAGCCCGGGTCGGGGTTGGCCAGCCCGCAAACGTTCAGTTTCACCAATACCGCGGGAACCGTGCTGTACATGATCGTAGGTTTCGGACAGCCCGGAGCATCGACCGCGGTCACGTTCGGGACTGTCTCCTACAACAGCGTGTCGATGACGAAGATCGTCGAGACGACTACGAGCGGCAGCACAACCGGCGGCAAGATCGCGTTGTACAGGCTCCTCACACCCGCGACCGGAGCCAACACCGTTTCTATCGCGTTCACCGGGGATGCCGGCGCCCATCCGGAGCTGTGGGCTGGTTGCATCAGTTTCACCGGCAACAACACCGTCACCCCGGAGGCACAATCCGGGTCGTCCAACGGAAGCAGCGCGAACCCGTCCATCACACTGACCGCGGTTGTGTCCGGCAACATCTCCGTCGCCGGTATGGGTGGAGGATCCACGATCACCGCTCAGGACAAGACGCTGTCGTGGGTCAGCAACGTCGACGAGTTCACTGCGATGGGCAATGGGCGATCCTCACGTAGCGCGGCGAGTGGTTCGGTCGCGCATGGTTTTACGATGGGCTCCGACTCGTGGGCTGCCGTCGCTGTAGAGGTTGCCGCCGCCGCATCAGCAGCCTCATCCCTGAACATGAACTTGTTCGACCGTCGCACACCACGTCGCCGAACACAGCAAAGGATGTGACCTGATGGCAGGAACAGGCAGACAGTACGCAGTGACGTGGGACGCGGCGACCGCTGTCACCGCGGCAATCGACATCTTCGAGATCGCGCCGGCCGACGACAAACCCGTCCAGATCAGCGAGATCACAGTGTGGCAAACAACCGACTTCGGTGACGCGCAGGACGAGATCCTCCAGATCCAGGTGATCGTTGGCTACACCACATCAGGGTCAGGTGGTGCGTCCGCTACCGTCGGTCGGCTTTACCCAGGTGAGGCGGCCGCGTCGTTCACCGCCGAGTGTCGTAACACCACCGTCGCTACGACAGGCACCCCGTACATCGTTCATGCGGACGGCTGGAACGTCCGTGCCCCTTACATCTGGACGCCGCCGCCCGGCTGGGAGCCGTTCGGGTCGCAAGCAACACCGGTGTATGTGCGGTTGCCCGTCGCACCCGCCGACTCGCTGACGATGAACGCGATGATCAAGGTGCTCGAGCTCGGCTAGATGACCGGTTTCTACCGCAACCCTGCTCGCCCGTCGAGGACGAACCGTGCCCGACAGATCCCGTCGAAAACGGCGGCGACAACATGGTTCGGCGCGGCCGCCGCCACGTTCACGTTCTCGGCGACCACAGCCGGGACACGCACCCGCCTCGGCGCAGCGACGCTCACCGAGACGTTCTCGGCAACCACGTCGGGCCGCCGCACCAGGCTCGGTGCGGCCACGGCGACGTTCACGTTCTCGGCGGCAACCGCCGGGACACGCACCCGGTTCGGAGCCCTGTCGCTGCCACTGGTGTTCTCGGCGACCACGACAGGCAGGCCCGGCGAGGAAGGATTGGCGTCGCTCACCCTGTCGTTCCAGTCGACGACGTCGGGGAGGCGCACCACCCGCAGCTCCGCGTCGCTCACCGAAACGTTCTCGGCAACAACGACGGGGGAGGTGCTCGGCCGGGTCACCGGGTCCGCGTCACTCACCGAAACGTTCACCGCTTCGACGACCGGCCATGTCACCGCGAAATCCGCGGCGACACTCACCGAAACGTTCTCCAGCATCTCTCTTGGCCGTGTCGGGGCGCACGCGGCGGCGTCGCTCGTCGAGACGTTCACCGCATCCACAGCAGGACATCTCGCGACCGTCGGTGCCGCCTCACTGGTGTTGACGTTCCATGCGACGACGGAACCGTTCGAAGGTGTGCTGCTGCTCGACGAGGTGCTCGCCGGCCGGATCGCGAACACCGGTGTCGGCCGTATCGCACCGACACTCACAGGGGTGATCGACTGATGTCGCAAGTGATCACGTTCGAGGGTTACACCCCCGCTCCCCGGACCGACGGGTTGCCGTGGACGCACGCCCGCATCGACGAAGCCGACACGTCCGCCGGTGACTCCGTCACGGGTGACTGGTCGACGATCGACACTGTCGCCCTCGACCCGGTCGACACTGATCCGTCGCTGCCGCAGCCGCACACGATCACCACCGAGCTTGCGTCGTCGACGGCCGCGCTGTGGTACCGCATCGTGTTCCTCGACGCGACCGGCGACTTCGGACAGCCCACCACCCCCGTCCAGAACGTCGTGTCGGCGACGCCGTACGCGACGATCGCGGAGCTCGCCCGCATCCTGAAACTTCGCCCGCCCCGGCCGACCGACGCGGAACGGGCCGCCATGGAACGGGTGCTGATCACGTCCGCCGGTGAGATAGACGCGGAAGTCGACCGGCCCGCCGACAACCCGCTCGCCGGCTGGGAGCTCGCGCTCGCAACCGAGGTGAACCTTGAACGGGCCGTCGAGCATTGGCAGCAGCAGGAAACACCGTTCGGGATCATCCCGCTCGGCATCGACCTTGGCGCCACACACACCGCCGCGAACTCATGGAAACGACACGCCGAGAAGCTCGCCCCGCTGAAACGGCAGTCGGGGATCGCGTGAAATGCTGCGCGACCTTTACGACGAGATGGTGGCGATCCTCGAAACCACCGTGTCAACCGACGACTTCCCGATCCAGGTTGTGCGTGGCCGATGGTTCAACCCGACACCACCCGTCATCGACGTCTACGGCGGCGCACCGTTCGGTGACTTCGTCGGTGCCGGGTTCGGCGCGATCGAAGGCCGGGTGTTCGTGACCGTCCGTGCCCGCGTCCAGACAGCCGACACAACAGAGTCGCAGGACATCCTGTTTGACCTGATGGATGTCGAGCACGACCTGTCCGTCGCAGCCGCACTGATGGACGACCAAACACTGGGCGGCCACGCATCGTCGGTGATGGTCGGCGCACCATCCGATTTCCGCTGGTACGACGAGGTCGGGCAGGGCGGACTGCTCGGCGTCGAATGGCAA